CCCCATAATTCTTCAAGTAAAACTTTAATGCAACTTGGGTACAGTTTAATGTGTATAAGGGATATGTTTCAGATTGTAGACGAAAGCCCAATCGTCGAAATAGACGTTCCCGAGAAGTCAAAGAGCAAGAGTATTATACTTGATCGTGATGAAAAGGGTAGGATATTGAGCAAGAAGAATGTTCGTGTAGGGGTAGATTCGCCCCAAAATAAGCCACCGAAGAACATTATGGACAATCCTTATATAAAGAACTATTTTGCGTTCAGGGAGTGTGACAGCAAGGATAATGTTAGAAAGTCTTTTTCAGATAAGAAGGAGCAGTATTTGCAGTATTTGGGTGATGTAGGTGGGTATATTACATTAGCAGCCAAGAAAATGGGCTTTAATCATGTTTCTGTAAATTATGCCATGAAGAATGATGCTTTATTTGAGCAGGCTGTCCATTAATCAAGCCAAGAAGCCTGGTTGTACTACAGAGCGCATTTTTCAGTTAAAGGCTCTAAATCCACATAAGTATAGAGATAGATCGCCGCAGCAGGCTACGCAGATTAATTTGATAGTCAGTGGTACTAATCCTAAAGACAGGTTAAATATTATTTCAAAGCTAGCAAAACAATGAGGTTAAAATGAGTAATGGTAGATTACAAGATACATTAAAAGAAATACGTCCTAGAGCTGGAAAATCATATCCAACTTTAGTTTCTCCAGTTACTCCAGGACGAAGTATTGTCAAAGAAGCATCTGAAAAAAGAATTAGAAGAAAAAATGTAGAATCTTCTAATGCTCTGCGTGAATCTCAAACCAGAAAGATTATGAAAATGGATGATATAAGTTGGAAGAAGGCTAATAAGACATACGAGGTTGTAAGTGGTGAAATAAATCGCATTTATGGAGATGCAAAAAAATATCAGAAGTATATAGACGAAGGTATAATGTCTAAAGAGGATGCAGCATCCGACTTTGGACTTTTAATGAAAAAGGGAAGAGAGGGCTCTCCTGGATTTGCAAATAAATATTTTGATGTATTTATAAATCCAAAAACTGGAAAATATTATACACAAGGAGAATCACAACGAGGTATACTGTCTAAGAATTTACCAAAAAAAGGTGAAGAAGACAGAGCATGGAGATTTATGCAAAAAGGAGTAGATGATCGTAGGTATTTGTCTTGGTAAGAGAGACACTTATTAAGGTTTTTAAAGTCGTAGAAAAGCCAGAAATTAATATTCCTCCTCCATCTCCAAGGGACACTTTTATGATTTTATTAACTAATTATTACAATATAGACAATATTAGGGCAATTGATATAGTAGAGACTGCTGTTGATTTATTCAAATTAGATATTAACGGCAATATTCCCATTGATTGGGAAGAGCTGTTAAAGCATCAGGCTTAATGGATATAGTAGTTTCTTATAAGGATGCGGAAGGAAATATTACTGAACCTTTAGCTCACCAGGAAGAATATCATTTATTTACAGGGTGGACGAAGCATCATTTAATGGCAGGTTCTTTAGGTACAGGCAAGACAGAGGCTATGTGCATAGAGGCGATTCAGCAGTGCGCTACTTACGATAATAATATAGGTTTAATGGGGAGAAAGGTATTAGATGCGTTTAAGAAGTCTACCTTGATTCAGCTTTTAGACATTGCTGGCGATTTTGTTAAGAAGCATAAATCGCAGGATCGCGAGATTCATTTTAAAAATGGTTCAATGATAGTATATATGGCTTTGGATGATTCCAGGGATTCCATACAAAGAATTAAGTCCATGAATTTGGGCTTTTTTGCATTTGACCAGTTGGAAGAAGTAAGTGAAGATACGTTCATGGCAGCAGGTGGTCAGTTGCGAAGGAAGGGTACTATGAGGGTGAGTTTTCATACTTGTAATCCTTCAGGACATGATTGGGTATGGCGGCGCTGGAAGAAGGAAAAAGAGAAGAATAATGCTACCAAAGGCGGCTATAGGCTGATAGAGACGAAGACTTGGACCGAAGGAGTGGACGCGCCTACTACGAAAAAGGAAGTCAGGGCATACAGTGATAATCCTTATTTACCGCATGATTATATAAAATTCCTTTTGGATATGCCTGAAAAGTGGGTAAATCGTTATGTATACTGTTATTGGGATGAATTTCAAGGTCTTGTCTACCCAATGTTTAATCGTAAGAAGCATTTGATCCCTGCGTTTGATATTCCCAAATGGTGGAACAGATATGTGATTTATGACTATGGCTACAAGAATCCTTCGTGTCTGCTTTTTGCAGCGGTTGATGAAGAAGGCTTTATCTATATATATGATTTAATTTATGAATCTGAAACATTGATAGAGGATTTGGCGTTAATGTTAGATGAGAGGCTGGATAGCGACTGCTCTTATGATTTCATAGCAGACCCCTCAATTCAAAGAACGGAACGTGATGGCAACTCTGTTGCCGACGAGTGGCTGGACTTTGGATATGATTGGATAAAGGCTAATAATGATAAGAAGTCAGGGTTTGATAAGGTTTCGCGTTATTTAACTCCTGACGATAAGGGTATGATTCAGCTAAAGTTTTTTAATAATACTTGTATGTCGCCATTAATAGATGAGATTGAGAAATACAAATGGAAAGAATTAAAGTATAATCGTGAAAATAAAGCATCTCCCGAAGAACCTGTAAAGAAAGATGACCACGCCTTGGACTGTATCCGTTATTTAATACATGAAATATTTGAGTCAAAGCCAGAATCTAAAGATGAAGGCTGGTATCCTCTATTTGAAGAAAAATCTAAATATAGCTGGATGAGCGTTTAATGGCAGATTATAAGAATTTAACTCCTTTGCAGGAAATGTTTGAAGCTATGTTTGCTTACGATCAGCGCTGGTTAAAAGCAGCGAAGGAGTCAGTGCAGTTCTATACTGGAGGGTTTGGCACTGGACAGTGGAATAAGGATGATCTGCAGAAGTTAAAAAGTGAAGGCAGACCTCCGCTGCAGTTGAATATGGTTTTACCGAAGGTAAATACTGTAACTGGAGTGGAAAGGCAGAATAGAAGTTCATTCAAGGCAAGACCTGTAGATTCAGATGATGATGGTTTAGCTCAAATATGTACTGCGCTTTTATATCACTTGAATGAAAATAATCGTTTGCAGAATTTATTCAGCAGAGTGTTTAAAGATGGCGTAATTACAGGAAGAGGATGGATTGATGTTAGTCTGGAGCAGGGTGAATATTTTGACGCTCAAATTAAATTAAGGCGCGAATCTTGGGCAAATGTGCTTATTGATCCTGAAGCTGACTCTCCAGATGTATCTTCTTGGCAACGATTAGCCAGAACAAAATTTATTCCTTTTACGAAGCTGAAAAATATGTATCCTGATGAATTAAGGGATATTAAAAGCGCTGAAGACATGATGTTTACTTACCCTGAAGAAGAGCCAAGCATAGTGGAAGAAGTAGGTTCTTATTACAAAGATGCTCCTTATGAGGCGCATGAGTCTTTGTATTTGGACAATTATCGCAAAAAGGTGCGTGTGGTTGAGATGTGGGAAAGGGATTTTGAGACTGAATATTTTCTGATGAATGGGCTTACTGGAAAATTCGGAGATGATGCTTATAAATCCAAAAATAAGGCTAAAGAAGCTATACAGTATATCCAGGCAAAGTTAGAAACATTGCCTGAAGATAAAATCCCACCTGAACAGTATGCTATGATGAAGATCAAAATGCAGCAGGATATTGACAATTTAAAGATAGTTAAAAAAGTAATGCCAAAAACATATATGTCTATGTACGCAGGGGCGAAATTATTGGTGGATAAAATGCCTAATCCTTACAGGCATAATGAATTTCCTCTCATTCCTTTCTTTTATTTATTTGAAGATATGAGTGATGGAGTCGAGACCTTTGGCTTGGTAGAGAACTTAAAGGACCCACAGCGAGAAAAGGACAAACGACGCTCGCAGGCATTAGATATTATGAATAGAAGCCCTAGAGGTGGTGGAGTTTTTTCCAGCAGCAAGGTATCGGCTGAACAGATGAATCAGGCTTCAGCTGCAGGCAGGTGGGTAGGAGTGCCTGGGTTCAAAGGACGCATATCTGATTTTATGCAGCAGTGGAGTAATCAGCACATTAATTTGATTTCTACTGCTGTAGCTTTGGAACAGCAGGCAGAACGCGATATGATAGATATTAGCGGTGTGAGCGAACCCTTGATGGGTATACCATCAAATTCAAGGGAATCAGGTTTAGCAGCCCAGGTTCGCGTAAGGCAATCTATGATTGGATTACAGGAGCAGCTGGACAACCTTGATTATGCACAGATTAAAACAATGGATATGTCCTTACGCACTATGCAACAATATTATTCTCCAGAAAAGATTAATCGTATTCTAGGAGTACAAGATTTGCCGCCTGAAGAAATGCAGGTTTATCAGGCGACACTAACAAAATTCTTAAAGGATTTTGAATTTATGAAATTTGACATTGTTCTTGATGAGGGTCAGTCATCTCCCACATTAAGGGCATTAAAGGCTGCACAGATCGCTGAACTCGTTAAACAGGGTTACGGCGCTTTATTGCCTCTGTATCTTGAAATGGCAGACTTTGAAGCTGCCCCAGAAGTAATGGAAAGAGTAAAGGCAGAGGCTCAAAAACAAGAAGCTAAAGTGCAGACGCAAGCTTTACAGGAGGGACAAACAGTATGAACCCTCTATTAACCATCCCCCTTGAACGAGGAAAAGGAGTAGTAAAATGAGTGACAAACAGTTTGAGTTCATAGATGAGGAAAAGGAGATAAGCGGAGAAGAGTATACTCCAGATGAATTTCCCCCAACAAGTGATGAATCTGAAACTACGCAATCAGCGGAGACACCTGAACATATAGCAATGGTTGGTGAACAGAAGTTTGATTCTGTTGATGATCTGACCAAATTTGCTGAAGAAAAGGATAAGTCTTATCAGAACGCCCAGCAATTGATAGGAAGACAGGGCAATGAACTTGGTGAATTACGCAACGCTATCGAGCAGTTGAACGAAAACCTTCAACCTAAACAGGCAGAAGCGCCTGTCCCAGAGCTTGATCCTTATGATTCTGATTCTGTTAAACAATATCTCTCTTATGGGACACCCTGACGTATCAGAGGACGATCTCTCGCAGATTGCAAAATACGGAGACGGAAGAGGCGTTAATCGTTTTGAAGACGCTTATCGCCTAATGCAATATGAGAAGATTCAGAAAAAGCTTGACGACATAGAAACACAGAAGCAGACAGGAAAAGTAGCTGACGCTTCAAATGTCCCCAATACTCTTTCGGGAGTTAGCGGTGGCAATAGGGAAGATATTGATTATGATAGTATCTCTCCAGAAGAGTGGGCGAAACTGCCTGACGATGTGCGTAAAAGAGCTTTGATGGAATCTTAATCTTAAGGAATAAAAGGAGTAAAAAATGGCAACAGTATCTTATGCAGATAGCTATTTAAAATCTCTTGGTGTTCTTGACATACCTCAAGGATTCATGTGTTCGGTATATAATTCGGTTTCAACTGGAGACGGCAATTTGTCAGCTGCAGATATTTGGGAAGCCTTAAGTATACCAGCAGGTTCAGTTGTAACAGAAGTTGGTATAGCGATTCTAACAGCAGAAGGTGGCACAGCCACTGCTGATGTTGGTCTTACTGGTGTATCAGCCGATGGATTTCTGGACGGCGTTAATCTAAATGCAGCTGCTGGAATATGCTATAATAGCTTAAATGCCGCAACTGCCGCAGATACGTATTCTAGTGGACATTATTTTAGTTCAGCAGATACGATTGATGTCTTATTCAATAATGCGATGGATGCAGGTAAATACATGGTTTGGTGTCGTTTGTTCGACAGCAAGGCAGGTTAGGAGGATATTATGGCAAGAGAATGGGCAAGCGGATTAAATGTCTCTCGTTGGGCTAAAGAGTTGTTCAAGGAAGTAGGTAAGAAAATCTATTTTAAGAAGTTCATGGGAGACTCAATGGAGTCAATGGTTGTAGAAAAATCAATGCCAGAGGGCAAAGGTAAGGATATGACATTTGGCTTGGTTGGATTAACAGGCACAGTAGTAACAGGCGATTCCTCTTTGGAGGGGAATGAAGATGGATTATCATCATACTCGCAGACAGTAACTTCGTCCCAAAGACGATTTGGTGTCATAAATGCAGGTAATTTTGATGACAGTAAAGTTCTTTACAGTTTTCGTAATGAAGCTTTATCACAGTTATCAAGAGTATATGCTGAAGATGTAGATAGTCAAATCTTTAGTGCAGCCACAGCAACCAGTGGTACGTTTGGAAACGTATTAGCAGTAACTAGCGATGCGTCCTCTTATAGCAATTCAGATCAAGCAGGTAGTTTGGTAGCAACTGGAGCAATCCAGTTGTCAGACATTACCAGGCTGAAGACAATTGCAACAATAGGTGGATCGGCAAACTGGAGAATGCGACCCATAAGAATTGGTGGTGAAGATCATTATGTTCTTATAGTCCATCCAGAAGTAGCGTATGACCTGTTTGAATTGAGTGCATGGAAAACTATACAGCAATATGCCAATGTTCGTGGGAGCGATAACCCACTGTTCAAAGGCGCATTAGGTGTTTATAGTAATGTCATCATTCATTCACATCAGGACATCACTACATCTGATACGATGGGTAGTGGCAGTAACATAAAAGGAGCAAGAAACCTATTCATGGGCGCTGGAGCATTAGCTTTTGCTCGCGCAGGCGAAATGAAATGGGTAGAAAAATCCTTTGATTATGCCAACAAGTTAGGTGTGTCTGCTGGTTGGATATATGGAGTAGCTCGTACAGCTTTCAATAGTAAAGACTATGCGTGTATTCAATATATTTCAGCTAGAACAGATGTCTAGGAGTTAAAAAAGTGTTAAGGGGCGCTAGTCGCCCCTGACGCTTTAACAGGAAGAATATGGCAACATTAGCAACATTAACAACAGATGTAAGAAATATTACTGGTGCTGAAGACACCTCTGTAATAACAGATGCAGTAATATTTGATCTTATAAACAAGGGTCAGAATCTTTTAGGAGATGCAGCTGATCTGTTTCCTGCTTACGGTACACGCAATTCGGTGGCTGATACCAGGCAGTATATATTGCTTACAGGTTCAGATTGGGCAAAGGTTACAACGCAAACTAGTTCTGTTGATACTAATTTGTCTGATATGATTCGTATTTATAGAGTGGATTATGATGGCGACCAAATGACTCGCATTAATATGGATCAGATTTACGATGTAGCCAGTGATGATTCAGAAGTGAAATTAACTACAGGCAAAGGCTATTATATAAACCAAACAAAATTAGGTATTTTCCCTATTCCCAGCGCAGTAAAAGTGATAAAAGTTTATTATTATAGGACACCAACGACTTTAACAACATCAGATATTCCAGAGATTGATGCACGCTATAATGAGGCATTGATTTATTATGGATGCTGGAAAGTAGCTGAAAGATTGCGCGACATGAATTTAATTCCCTATTTTAAAAATGAGTTTAAAGAGTGGGAAAACAAAATAGTGGATGACGGTCAGAAGCGTTTTGGTGAGCCTGCTTTTAATATTCCATATAATGATTTCTAATGCCCAGGCAGCCTATAAACAATTTTGCAGGTGGCTTGGTAACATTTCAGTCAGAGCTTGATTTAAGAGAAGATCAATATCAAACTTTTTCTGACGTAGACAATTCAAAATTAGGTGTAATCCAAAAACCTAAAATAAATGTAATTAAAACAGCAGTTGATACTGCTAATATAGAGACTGATGAGGGCAGGGGATTTCTTACTTATAGAACCCAATATGATGCTGCGAATGCTCAAACTTCAACGCAATGGTATGTTTATTCAGATAAAGCAGCATTATCAACGGGCAGAATACGAAGATATGACAGTAGTGATGGAACAGGTGGCAGTTGGGCAAATATTTTATCAAGTTCAGAATGGACATCACTACTTCATAATTCATCGTATTTGGTCCATGATGATATTTTAAGAATCAGTGATGGCAATTTTGCCACATCAAATACAACCCAATGGTATGGTCATATTAAACGTGACATTTTTGGTGAGGGGGTAACTTATTCTACAAGTGAGCGATTTTCCGCTCCTGGAGATGCTTCTGCTGAAAATTCATGGAATGCCATATCCACTGATTTAACACCACCCACAGTAGTAGAAATGACTTCGCCATTTGATGGTGGAGATACTGTAGATGCAGTCAATAAGGTAGGTCTTTTTATTCATTATCCGTCAGACGGTACAGGTGATTATGAGGTAATGGATGACTTGACAGATGATACATTTTTTAGTCTGGACAGGTACACTGTAATCTTTCAATATGATTATGCACAGGACAGTGCTTTAGCAAAAAACAGTGATGGCACAATTGGTGTGTTGGCAAATAATTGGGCTAGTGGATATAAAAAAGTTCCACCAGTAATTAATGTAGTAATGAATACAACTTCTTTTAACAAAAGAATTACAGGTTTGAGTATATACTGGAAACCTTTTGAAGTGGGCGGTACTAGTAATGTGGATTGGTATCATGTAATTGATTTAGATATAAACAACGCCTGGAAAGATGATTATAGGGCTACTGACATCTCTGCTTACACATTAGGCACATTTGGAGCAAAGAATATGGGCTATTGGATTCCATGTCCTGATATTGCTAATGTGAGAGGTTCAGGATCACGAAATTTGATTCTTGCCAGTGGCAGTGGTGATACCAGTAGTGCATCTTTGTGGGTGTTGGATACAAAATCAACATCAGTCTTTGATTATCAGTCTACAGATATATTTTGGGCAGGTACTTCAACAAATTATAAAACAGTTTTAACAATGACAGATACGCAAATTGGGATTCCAACTGTAGTTGCAGATGGAGCATCAGATTGTATAGTAACTTTTGGCGGCAGCGATCCAATAACTTACAGAGATCAAACAAATGCCCTCCCAGCTACCGATACTGCTGGAGCAGGGCTACGCCATGCTTACGCAGCTCCAGTAGATGCTAATAAAGTAGCTACTTGGTATATTCCGAATGATGGAGTTTTAGCTTCCACATATAATTCTGTAACAGGAAGAGCTGCAGAACAGGTTATTGAATCGCACAGATGGGTATCGGCGGTAGTTATAGGTAATCGTGCTTTTTATGGGAATGTAAAGACTAAAGACGAAAATGAGCAGGATGTTATTTATGATTCAAGGGTTTATCACACAAGCCCAGGTCTTTTGGATGAGGTCTATGCTTTTCGTTTCTTTGATGTATCTAGAAAAGATGGTGATAAAATAGTAGCGTTAGAAGCGTGGGGAAGCAGATTATTTGTTTTTAAGGAAAGAGGAGTTTATATATACAATGTTGGCGGTGGTAAGATATATGAGGAAAAAAGATTAAAAGGGATAGGAGCGCATAACAGAAATGCAATCACACAGACCCCATTTGGAATTATTGCCTGTGATGTAAATCGCGTTTCGTTAATTACTCCATCCAGCGCAGTGGAGCTTTCTTATACTATTCGTAAAACGTGGCAGGGTTTGACTTTAGACAGACCTTCTGTAAGCTATGATGCAATTAATAATCGGATTATTATTGTAACAGATAGCGATGCTACCACAACAAACACATTTTATATTTATGATTTTGATACTAAATCATGGTCAAATGAAAAATATACATCCCTGGCAGCAGCAAATACTTTACAAAAGCTTTCAAATTTAATATTGGGAGACAATCTGTATCCTTTGGTTGCTGAAGATTTTCAAGATGCTGGAGGAGATGATTATGTAAGGGTGATAGAAATAGGAAGCAGTGGCACTTTCAGCGACAAAACTGCAATAATTAAATCAAAGCGTTTTGATTTTGGTATTCCTGATATGAAGAAAAGATTTAACCGTATTTATCTGACTTACAAAGCAGGTGGTAATGTAACGGCAAAACTGTTTACAAATGGCAATACAACAGAGAGTGGAACAGAATATAAAGCACTTACATTTGCGTCGCAATCAACAAAGACCTGCAGCGGTAAATATTTAAAAATGGTAGGCAAGACACTAGAAGTACAAATAGAATGTGCAGAAACAGATTTTGAATTAGATGACATTCAATTAGACTATGATATGATAGGCAGAAATCCATGATAGATGAGGAAGTGAACACAGAATTAGACGTTTTAAGGAACACTACTCAAGTAGCTATCGTTCAAAGGAATGAGGGATTATTTCATCAATCTGATGGTGATGATCTTGATATAGGTATTTGTAAAAGCAATGGCGCTCTTTACTTATCAGTCAAAGTAGATGGAAAATGGCATTTCACAGAAGTTAAACTAGGAAGAGCATTATAAAATTAAGGTAATAATATG